GGGCTTGTTCTTGTACGCGTCGAGGTTCGCTTGCAGAACGACGATCTGTTTGCGGAGATCATCGGCCTTCATCGAATCGCCCTTGGCGTCGTGACCGCCAATGCGCGACTCAACCTGCGAAAGAGTTGCAACCTGCTGCGCGGGCTTCAACTGCGAGAAGACGTTCTTGTCCGGCACAGAGAGTCCGAACAGTGGAGCCAACTTCGCGAGACGGGCGTACTTCGTCTGCGTGTCCGTGGGCTTCGGAACGTAAATCATGCTCGGCGTGACAATCGGCCGACCTTGCAGAGAGATTCCCTGCGGGTCGTTCGCCAACGCCTGCGCCATGTAGTTCTTGGCGTTCTCGCCGGTGTTCGGAAATGCGTCGTAGTCCTGACCGAGCGTGCGGTTGAACTGGACAAGCTCCATACCGTGCTTGTCGCGCTCGTTCTGCATCCTCTCGGACTCGTCGTGCATGTCCTGATCGAGCTTCGTCATTTGTGCGACGGTGGCTGCGGTCTGAGCTTCTTTGAACGTCACAGCGTTATCGCGCTGCTGCATAGCCGTTCTGCGAATCTGCTGTGCCTGCTCGGGATCGATGGCTCCCCCGATTGCGCCGGGGATGCCGCCCTCGAGCAGTCCGGTGAGAGCGCCTTTCAGCACGCGTTTCCACAAGCCCTCCGGTTTCACCGGGGTTCCCTGCGGAGTGTCCGGGTACTGCGGAGTTGCGGGCGCAGCCGCCGGTGCCCCGGCAGCGGGGGCTGCGGAGGCATCGGGGGTAGCTGCGGGTTGGGGAGCGGAATCCGGCGAGCCCGCGTCAGGCGCGGGGGTAGGCGTAGTTTCGTCAGGCATGTTTTTCCTCTTGGGTTTTTGTGTTGCGGGAAGGAGTTGAAGGAGGGACTACGGTTTAGCCGAGGCCGAAGAAGCCGCCGACACCGGTGCCGCCGCCAGCGCCAGCATTACCACCGCCGAGCGTTTTGCCGAGCGTGCTTCCGAGCGAGTTGGTGAACGAACTCCAGAAGCCACCCTGCGAAGCCTTGTACGCTTGCGACAGATTGGCGACTGAGTTACCCGCACCAGAAGCGCCGTTTCCTGCGCCGGTTGCTTCGGCTGCGTAGCTTTGCGGAGCGAACTGCGCGCCGGTCCCTTGCAGGACACCGAGAGCGTTCCAGTAATTCCGCTGCTTCAGGTCTTCGTTGTTCTGAGTGATTTGGTTCTGAGCGCCAGCTTTGTCCTGCGCTTCGGAGTTGTCGAGCGACGCAGTCAGTTGGTCGTCGATGCCGGACGGGATGTCACGGCCACCCATGGCGAACCGCTGAGTGTTCAGCGCCTGCTGCGCGTGCTGGTAATTGCTCGAGATCGTGTCGCTCGCGCCGGTGCGCTGGGCGGCGAGGGAGGCGTCGGAGTAACCCTGAGGGTTATCGATCTGCGGCATCAGCTTGCCCTTGATGTAGTCAAGAATCTGTTTCTGATCCTTGTACTGAGCGTCGAAGATCGACTGGAGGTGAGCGCTGAACGCCATCTGCTGCTGTTGGTTTTGCAGAGACAACTGCTCCGACTTTTTAGCGGTGTCGTCGCCCTTGCACTGCTCGAAGTCACCGTCGTAGCTGTCGGTGAAATCCGACTCGGCTTCGATCAGGACGTAGCGATTGAGTTCATCGCTCCATCGGGAGACTGCTTTTGTAAAGACTCGGGTCATTTATTCCTCCGGTATCTTCCTGCGAAGAACCCGTACGTTTTTCACTTCTTCAAATCCATGGTCCGCGCAGAGATCGGTAACGCTGTTGTCGCGGCAAAAGAAATAGGTTTCGCGGAAACCCAAGTCCTTCGCTAATCGGTCAGTGACTTGGCCGATTCGATACAGCGCGAGCGCTTCCTGCCGGGGAGTAATGTCCGGCGCGGATGCGATGGCGTCGTACATCAACACCGGCTGCAAGGGGATGAACAAGAGGTTCTCGTCATCAGCCTTCGCCGTGCAGATGACGGTTCGGGGGTAGAGAAGCATGTTGGGATCGAACATGTTGAGCGGCATACCCCGCTTCATCCAGTCGATCAACTGGTCCCATGCCCGCTTGGGCAGAGAACCGACGGTGAAAACATCGGCGGTGATTTTTTTCATTTAGGTGAGGGTGATTACTGCGGTTGCGCCCGGGGCCGGTAGCTGCACGGTGAAGGTGGAAGCGATGGACGTGGAAGACGCGAACGTAAGGACCGCCACGGCTTTGTTGCTTCGCGAGGAGTTGTAAATCAACGCACAGTCTGCGGCGGTGATCGACGACGAGGGCCACGTTGGGTCCGTAGTCCAATCGATGTACGCGGTGTCGCCGCTCGCTGCCACGGTGAATCCGCTGAGAGCGTTGCCGCCCGCGGTGTAGCCGGTGCCGCTGACTTCGCCGGTGGCCGTGTACGCGGTGGTCGTCTTGTCCAAAGCCGCACCCGAGTAGAGCGCGATTTTGTAGACGTCTCCCGGCTGGTGAACTCCGTTGAGAACATCCTGTTTGAAACTGTTACAGACGGCTGCGGTGCTCATTCAATTTCCTTTAGTGGTAGGTGGGACGGAACGGGGGGAAGCCTGACCTCTGATGCATCGTGGTCGCCGTGTCGCGCGTGGTGGCCGCGGCGTCCAGAGAAAGCACTGTCAGGTGGTCGGATTCATCCACTGTCGGAATTTCAGAATCGATAGTGGAGGGTGCCAACGCGTTCGCCGTACTTACCGCGGCGAAACTGTCCGAGACGGGAGTCGTCGAATCTTGCAGGGCGGGAAGAACGGTGCAACCGAGAGCGATCAGCCGGTCCACAACGTCGTCCGCTTTGTTCGAATCGTGCGGAATGGCAACACAGAAGTGAGGGTCAGTTTCCTGCTCTCTCCAGTGATGCCATCCACACAGCCTTCGCAAAGATTCGTCGGGCAGAAGAACTGAAGCGTCGTCGATGGTGAAGTAGATTTTCATTTGACCTTCAGGTTGTGAGCTACATCACCGTTGAACAGGATGTAGTGGTGGTCGTCGGGATCGTCGGAGAGAACGTGCAGTGTGTACACAGTCCCTTTGAACAACACCCGATATCTTTTGCCGTATTTCTGTTCGGCTGATACCCAGTCACTTCCCTGCTCCATCATGTGGTCGGGGGTGACCAGTCGCCGCTTGTCCTGACCGATCGGCAGCATGAAGCCGACGTAGTCTTTGTGAACAACGAGCACGGCGCGGTGAGTGCCGGTCTTGTTCACAATCTCGAACGGTCTGTCGTGCGGAAGCGAAGCGAACGGCACGAACCCGCGAGGCGTCTTTATCTCGACGTCGCCGGTGAAGCAGTTCGAACCGCCTCCACCACCTGCGCCCCCGCCGGACCCGGATGCCGGGGTAGCCGCGGTAGCGTCAGGCCGAATACAGACGTTTCCGTCTGCGTTCGCAATCTGGACCAAGTTCTGAATCGTCTCGGCTGCGGTGCCGCTCGAGACCGAACTCTTCACAACCGTGACGGAGCCCGTGGCGAGGGTGACGTAGAAGTAAAAGTGATACGTCGTGCTCGCGGTCAGGCCGGTGATTGCGGGAGCACTACCGGCTGAGATGACGTAGACCGTTCCATCAGGGGCGAAGATTGTGAACGAAGTCCACGACCAAGTGATGCTCGTGGGAGTGGATGCGAAGCTGAACGTGTCGCTCGCGATTGTCGCGATAGATCCCTGTCCGACAAGCGGAGAGGAGCGCCACGAGTAACCCTTGTCGAGCGACGTGAGCATGCCGCCCCCGGGCGCGATAACCACGTTCGCGGTTGCGCCGAGTTCGGTGCCAATCAGGACTGCACCGCTGGGCTTGTACGTCGTGTCCTGTGCGGACATGCACCATACGTTGTTGCAGTAGACGTTCATGCGTCCGCTGAGGAAATACTCAACGCGCATGCGGTACCAACCCTTTGGAAGAGCAGCCGCGTTATTCGCGACCTTCGGAGTGTCGAGGAACGCGCTCCATGCGCCAGCGTCAGCGCGCAGGATGCTCGCGCGGGGCTGGCCGGAACGCCCGTCGAAACGGAAGATGTATCCAGCAGGCTGCGTGATAGCGAGTGGATTGTTTACCGCGAAAAGTGCGGAAACGCCGGAAGGAGTCGCGGGGCCGGTGACACCCGGGTTAATCCAGATGTCGAAGATGTGGCAAGTGACGCTGATTAAGACGCCACTGGAATTGGGAACGGTACAGGTGGCTTTTACCTGTATCTGCGAGAGCGTCTGACCGGCAACACTGATCGAGGCAGTGTGGGCCAAACCGTCTTCTAGCGCGTTGCCGTTCAGGATAGGTCCGACAAGGCTGCTGAACGTGCTGCCGCCGTTGGTACTGTAGAACAACTGAAAGCTAACGCCGTCGCCGGGGTTGTCGTTGATCGTTACCGAATATTTGACGTTGAGCGTGTCTAAAGCACCCGCGCCACTGAACGTGGTCCACGTCGTCGAGTTGGTGATAGTCCCAGCTATAGTGCGACTGAGGGTATCGTCGGCGCTCGTGGTCGCATCGCCAGCGGTGGTCGTATCGTAGGCGTTAGCCTGATTGGTCCACCCTGCCGTGCCGGTAGTCGAAGATGCAGTTGGTTTGAAAACGCTCATGCTCTTAGAAGAACCTCGAGCAGCGAGTTACCGCTGCCATCGCAGAAAACGTCAAATTCCAATCCGGTCACCGGAACTGCGATGGTGTTCGGGGAGGCGGTCCAGTCGGTGGACACGCTTGGGTTGGGGAGATTGGTGGAGAGAGTCGTGAGGCCGCTGACGACAAGCTGTGCTGTCGCAGCGTGACCGGCAACCGCGCCAGATTGTGCAGCGACTTTCGTCGATTCCAATCCGGAGGTGTTGACCGCCGTCACCCAATAGAAGTACGACTCGCCGAACTGCGCGTCGTCAGATACGACGATTGCGCCGACGTTCGTCGGGTCGTTCTTGTACGTCACGAGCAGTGTCGCGGTAGCGGAGTTGTTCGCGGTGTTCCGGTAGACGCGATAAGAATCGATCACGTCCGCGGTTAGTCCGGCCAGCTGGTTGAACTGGAACTGATAGCCGGTGGGCGTGGGGATGAGCGACTGAGCGATGGTGGGCCCGGGCGGTGCCGAGATCACTCCATCGAGCAGTACGGTGCAGGTCGGAGACTTCACGAAATCCGCGGGAACGCCGGAAGTGCCGACGGCCTGACCGGTGATCGTGACGGTCTCGCCGGTGGTCTCGAGCAGGAAGTTAATCGGAGACTGCGTTCCCTCGGCGACTATGACCGGCGTGACGGTTCCCTTGTATCCGGTCAGCCACACGCGCATGCCGCCGAAGTTCGAGTCGGACGTGTCGCGGGTGAACGTCACCGAAACCAACGAAACCGTCTTTGCCTGAACCTTTGTGGGAGATTCAACAGCACTGACAGACAGGAGTTGGGCCGGAGTACCTGAAGGAGTCGGCGTACTCGCACCATCTTTGGTCGTGGTGGTAGTTACCGACTTCGACACAGCCTGTTGGACTTGGTTCTTCTTGTGAACTTCCTCGAGGTCCAGCAGTTTGCGTCGAGGGAAGACGTGATCGGGAACGGTGAGCTTCTTCCCGATCACGGGGTCCACTGGGTTGTGAAGTGGTACGTTGTCTTCAGGCATTTACGTTCCTATTGCGAGTCCCAACACTTCGTTCGCCGCGGCTTCCTGCGCGAAAGTGAATTTCATTTGCAGAAATCGCATTTGCGAGGGGATGGGCGTGGCTGCTGCTTTCAGGTAGTGACGCTTGGTAGTGATCGTCGTGGAGGAAGGGAGCATCGGAGGCTCGTTCACCGGATTGGGCAGCGTGATGAACGACCCGCTCACTTCGTTTGCGAGGATTGCGAGGGTTGGATAGGTTCCAACCGGCATCACCTCGAGCATGAGAGAGCTAATCGAAGCATTCTGGCCCGGAGGCGCGAGGATGATCGTGCCAACCGTTGCGAACCCGCTGTACGTTGAGCCATCGTCCGCGAACGTCGAGCCGGTGTCGCGCGCGAGGATGAATCCGTTCTGCGCTGCGCGCCCCGTCATCAGCCGGAAGTCCGAGGAAGCAACTTCGATTGATGCGATAGCTTTCACGCCGCCAACGACGGTTGCTTTCGGGCACCAGACGTTTGCTACGAGTGAGAAGCGGAAGACCGTGGTCGAGCCGTTGCTGATGAAGAGTCCCTCATCAACGCCGGAGCGGTGCAGGGCCATGTACGAGACCGTGGGGTCGAACAGTGCGAGCTGGTCCCGAATCGGGTATCCAACTTCGTTCAGGGAATCGGAGAACGAGAAAAGCTGCTTGCGCTGAGTGAAGATGAAGACCAAGTCTCCGTCCTGCACAACGCAGTTCTGATTGGCGACGCCGAAGTTCGACTGGTACTTCACGACATAGAAGTTCCCGATGTCGGTGCCGAGCACGAAGAACCAATCGTCCGTGGTCCACACAGCAAGACCGTTCGTGGTCGAAACCATCGCGGTGATTTTGCCGGGGAGCTTGAATACGTTCGCGGGCGGGAAAGCTTCTTCCGGCACGCCGTTCGTAATCTGCGGACCGCCGCCGAAGTACAACTTGTTTCCGACAGCAACCCACATGCGCCCCATGTGGAAGGTGACGAGGGATGCCCCGGCGGGCGGGGGATCATTGACGTGCGAGGTAGGAGCGAGGATGAAATCGTTCAGGTTCGCGTCCGTCGTCGAATCGGTGAAGCTCCACGAGCCACCGGCAGAGTTGTTCGCGATGTCCGTGACGAAGTTGTAGAGCGCGCCACCATCCTTGATTCGATAGATGGAGACCTTGTCCACCCGAGTGTCGGTGGAATAGCTGCCACCGATGGTGAAGTTCTTTAGCGTCTGCGGGCCGGTGAATGCCGACACAGGACTGGCGGTGGAGACGTGACCATTCGAACTGTCCTTGTAGACGTACACCCAACGGTATCCCGCTGTAGGCGAGAGCGTGCCGGTGACGAAGCCCACGGTGGGAGCAGTGATCGGAGAAGCGATTCCCCAACCCGTGACGGTTGTTCCGTCCCACTTCTTCAGGTTGGTGCCGTCGCACATGTAGAGCGTGTCACCGACCTTCTGGAAAGAAGTTTGTGCGGTGGTGCCCTTGGTGAACAGCGAAACGATTGCGCTCGCGGTGAACGACGCGACGCGGAGGTCGGTGTCGATCAGGTTCTTGATGACTCCGTTCGTGTTCTTGAAAGATGCGAACGTGAGAGGAGTCTCTGCGCCCAACTGAGTCGAGCAGAAACGCGGGAATCCCGCGCGACGCTTCACAGTGGAGGTCGGAGAGATTTCAACATTCTGTCCGTCGAGCAGGGCGTCATGCCTTGCTAGGACTTGCAGGCCGAGCGAGGACACCGGGACGAACAGGGGCGACCGGTTCGTGATGAGACCGGTCCACCAGCGGTTGACGTAGATTCCGTCGCCGCTCTCGGCAATCTGCTTCTTAATGTTTAATTGCGGAGGCATTCAGTCCCTTTGCGCCTTCGATAAACGAAATGCGCGTTTCGTGGTTGTCCACTTTCTTGTCGAGATTCATCAGCCAGCTTTTGTGGCCGCTGACTTCATTCGTCAGCTTGCCGTAGACGAAGACAGCGATCAGAAGCTGGATGATGACCGTTACGAGCAGGGCGAGGAGAGCGATCAGGGTTGCCGGTTGAAAGTTCATTTACCAGTTCCATCCCATCAGGGGAATTTCTGGAGCGATGAACTCGTTCGACGTCTCTGCGTCATCGCGTCCTAGCGCTTTGCTGATTGCAAGCTGCGCTTTTTCGTACTCTTTCTCGCCGCGCGCGCTTCCCACATATCGGAACGCTGAGGCGAGGAACATCTGCCGGACGACGAATGCGTACTCGTCGGGGACCGGAGCCCAAGTTGCTCCCGCGATGGCCGTGAGGACCGGCGCTTTCTTCTGGTAAACGACTGACACGCCGAACGCGGCCGCGGAGGGCACCGTGTTGAAGCGGACAGACAGGATTCCAGCAGTGCCGGACTCGGTGATTGAAATCTGCTCCGGCGTTGCGACCTGACTTGACGGTTGCAGAGTGCGCGTAGCCTCGAGATGCCGGACCTGACGCGGGGAGGACGTGGAGAGTTCATCGACGAACGTCGCGTACTCAGCCCACCCGAAATCGGTGATGCCAGGAGCGCCGGAATTGGCGAGACCGCTCGATGCGTGCGTGAAGGTGAACGTCTTCGCGTCGATTACCGCGAGAACCGTCCAACCGTTGGACCACTGCGAAGAGGTCGGAGTAATCGTCTCGACGGAGTTGTACGCAGCAACCGTGTTGCCGGTCATGAAGAAAGGATCTCCGGCAGTCAGGTTGTGCGGGTCCAGCGTCTTCACCGTGACCGTGAAACCGGACTCGGTGATTCCGTTGTTGGACACGAGGTCGATGCCGACGCCGCCGATCACGCTCGCACCTTTCAGTGTGAACACGGCGGCACCGGCGAACTTGTAGTCCTGCCGGTTCTGGCTCGTGAGGAGCAGAGGCATCGTCGCGCGGTTGAACTTCCACGCGAACGGGGGAGACATAATTTCCCCCAACACGTCATTCGCCAACGACAGCGCAGGTTCATCGGTGAACCCCGCGACGTTGGCGAGTGGCATCAGTTCGGTGTGCGCCGAACTGAAGTTGATTACGGATTGGACGGTGATTGTGGAGGACATTCTGTCTGCTTCTCGATCACGACTTCGATTGTGCCGTCCTCAAAGACGGCGACCAGTGGATGCTCAAACTCAGCAACGACTGCCAGCGGTGCGCCCTGCATACCGAGAACATGCTCGGTAAACGTGGACGCGGCGAGAGCGTCGGCACCGGACGGAGCAAGAGCACCGGCGACGGGGGTTAGGTTTAACGCCCGTTGCACTAGCTCCTGCCCCGCGGTGTCACGCCGGACAAGGAAAACCTTCGGGGTTCGGATCATTTAGTTGAGGGCGTTTTCCTTCGTGGGGAAAGCACCGACTTTGATCTTGGCCGCGGCGGTGGCGGTGTACGGTGAGGCCGCACCGGTGATGGTGAACAGCGTGGTGGTCGTCGGGTGGCCGCTGACTTCATAGACCGACGCGTTGGCGAAGCTCTTCGCCTTCGCGGGGTCCGCGGTGACGATCACTTTGTTCTGCTGGAACACGATGAAAATCGGGTTCATGGTTGTTGCTCCTTATTCGAAGATTTCTGCTGCTCCAGCAGCTTGGAAAAGTTTGTTGAACAGCGCCGGATCGAAGATGTCGTCGCTGGTGCTGTTTGCGGGACGCTCGAACGGATGGACCTTGGCTTGGCAATACTGGCAAATCATGAAGTTGCCGCTGTCAGCGCCGGAGCCCTTGATGTACACGGCTCGACAGCTTCCATCGCGTCGCATGTGCGAGCAGGTCTTTTGCAGGTTGATCCTGTTCTGGCGCTCCTGCTTCACGTTCGCGGCGTTCGCCAAGCGCTCCTGCTGCAACTGCTCTTGGTCGCGCAGTTCCTTCTCGGTGACGACAGGCTTGCGCGCTTCTTTGATGACTTCGACCAACATGTCTTTGAACATGCTGGGGGTGAATTTCACTTCTGCTTCGGATGTGACTTGCGGTTCGCTCACTTTTTCTCCTTGTTTTGTAACTGCTCGTGCCATCTATTGCTCCTTTGTCCCATCGCGTTACCGAACGCTTTGACTACGTTCCGGTACGAGACCACGTTCTGTTTCATCAGCGCGAGAAGTACCGTGCGCCAGCCGCGGTTCTCATGAAGCGCGACTCCGTGTTCGTCCACAGTGACCGTGGAGTATTCGGGGAGAATTGTTTTGTAAAAACCGGTGAGATAGGTGAGTCGCGGGCCTTCGCCGTCTCCGTTGTCACGGAAGATTCGGACAGCAACAGCGTTCTGCACGCCGCCGTCCTGAATCACTAGCGCCGGGACCATCTTCTTGAGCCGCAGGATCAATTCCTTGTAGCTCATCGGGGTGCCGAGCGCGGCCTGAACATCTTGCAGTTGCGCCTGACCGGGAATCTTGTCCTTGGCGCGCAGCGCGATGTTGTCTTCTTTGATTTTGGCGAGAGCTTCTTTTTCGTCGAGGCGCTTGTCTCCGAGTTCGAGGTGGTTATCGACCACCAACGGAGCTACACCGCTCTTTGTGAATTTGCTCATGTGTTTTTTGGGTTCTCAGAAAGGAAAAAGTGGGGGCCGATTTTCGCGGCCCCCAATTCGGTTATCCGATGGTGGATTCCACACGGATGCGACGCACACCCGGGATTGCGCCCGGACGCCGTGAAACTCCGAAGAAGAAGTTGTACGACGCTGCTGCCGCGATGACGCCTGCGGGATCGAGGCTGTTGTCGCCCGCAGAGAACTTGGAGACCTTCACTCCGAAGTTCTTCTGGCCCAGCTTGGTCTTGCCCAGCGAAGACGTAAAGATCGCGTCCTTGCCGATGACCAGACCGCTGTAGGCGATGTTGGCGCTGGACTGCCACGCGTTGAACGTGGTCAGTGCGTTGGACTGGCTCCATGCCACTCCACCGATGTTGCCGATGAAGTTGTTCTGTACACCCATCTCCAAGGTCTTGGAGTCGTTGTACTTGTGCATGTCGATGAAGCCGCCCGCGGTGCCGTCGTTGATGAGATCGAACGCGGCCAGCGAGTGAATGACGCCGTAGTACAGCCCGCCGTCCTTCGGTTTCACGTCAACGCTCTGGAGCGACTGCGCTGCACGCCGCGAGAGAGCCGCGGTCATGAACGAACCGTCGTTCACGTCGATCTGAGCAGCAGAGGTGCCGTTGGCAGTGCTGTCGATCTCGGCGTTGATGAGGTTGTCCACGGTGAGAGCACCGCGGTAGGCCAAACGCTCGGAGCCTTCGGTGACGGTGTCGCTGATCGCAGTCAGCACGACCTTGTCGGAGAAGCTGACGTAGTCAACGAACTGCGACAGGTTCAACGTGCGGACGTTCTGCGTCAGAGCCTGACCGGAACCCGGGGTACCTTCGGTTGCGGGCGTGACGTTTGCAGTCATCGCCGAGTAATCGAAGATCTGCATGGCAACGCCGGAGCGGTCCGGCATCTGCTTGGTGTCACAGCCGGGGTAGAGGAAAAGGGTTTTTTCCAGAGCCGCGATTGCTTTGCGGTCATAGAAAACGGTGGGGTAAGAACCCAATCCAGAGGCAACTACTGATGCTGCGGTGGGGAGAGGCATGGTGAAACTCCTTCGGGGTGCCGCTTCAAGCGGCTAGAGTGATTACTTCCCCGAGCGAAGCTCTGCGTTTGCCAACTGTTCTAACTTCTCCAGTGGCATTTCGTATAAGTCTTGCTCGGTTGGCTGAGAACGAACCGGCGCGATGGTCGAACGACCTTTCGTGCTGATTCCGCTCCCTGCTCTGCGCTGCGGTGTTACAGGAGTCGCCACGGTTTTGCTCGCAATCCGCGATGGTTCCTGATGGTCCGCTGTATCACTCTCAGCGCCTTCATCTGTTACTGGCGCTTCCTTGGGTTTGCCCACGAGCAATCCGCTCTTGTTCAAATCGTTGAAAGCTTTCTCGAGGCTGTCCACGGACGGACCCAACTTAAAGGTGTCCATGTAAGCGACGAGTTTCTGTTGATTCTCGGGACAACGGTGGTAGTCGTCCGCGTGTCTTGCTAAAAACTGTTCGGTGGCTTCTTGCGCCTGCTGCGCCAAGTCGTTCTCGTCGAGACGAGCCAGCTTGCTCTTGAACTGCTCGATAGGCATGCCAAGCAGTCCTTCGATCAGTTTCTTCTGAGTCTTCGACGGGTGATTGAGAAGCTCCTGCGAAAGCAGCCACTCCTCATCTGCGGTCAGTTCATGCTCGGGCTCTTTGCCCGCAGCGGTCTCGACCTTTTTGTCGCGAGAAAGCTCGCGAATCTTTTTGGTTGCGTGAGTCTGTGCCTGCGCGAGAGCGTCTACCAGCCCCTCCATCGAATCCGCTTCAAATACCTGTTTGCCGGAGCCGTCGCCGAGGTCGATCTCTTGGCGAAATGTTTTCTTCTCGGGGGTAACTTCGGCAGCGGGGGTTGCTTCGGGAGTTGGCTCTTCTTCGTGTGCTACGTCGAAGGCTAACTTCGCGAGTTCGTCAAGCGGCATTGTTTCGATGTCTACTTCGGGCGTTTGCTTCGTGTCTGACATAGTCTCCTTGTGCGCCAATCCGGCGCTAGTACGAAACTGGTTGGAAGTCGTCTGTTTGAACGGTTACAGCGTCGTTGATGCGGGTCTGAAATTCGTTGAAGAGTTTTCGTGCCACGCGCGCGTCGCGCTGCAACGGCACAATCTTCGCTTCGTCGTCACAATCGAGAGCGGCCGACTCGGCCCCTTTGACGATTGCTTCGATGATTTCGTTCACGACGCGCCAGCCCTGAGAAGCGAGTGTGCCTCTCAGTTCTGACGCGCGGATCATGTCTGTTTTGCTCATATCTGTCCGTGGACTGGCGGTGCTGACTCAACTTGATTCCCGGGTTGCGGGGCTTGCTGAGGTTGGTCAGGCGGTGGCTGCGGTGTTTGATCGCCGCCGGTGAGGGCCGACGCCAGAGGTTTGACTTCCTCTGGCGTTTTACCCTTGGACTCGTCCAGCAGGTGCTTCACGACGCTCACGCCTGCGCGGCCGGTTGCCGTCTCTTCTGCGAGGTCCAGATCGTTCTGGTGTTTATCGGACTCGAGTTGTAGACGACCTTGTGCCTGAATTGCGGCGGGGTTCATTTGCATCGCGCGCTGGATATCTTCGTCCGTTGCGTCGATGATGAGGCCGTTCGAAGGCCAGTTCGTGAGGTCGATCACGGTCTTCAAGAACTCCACATAGTCCAGCTTCTTTTTCTGGACCAGCAGTGAGTTCTGAACCGCTTCTGCTTGGAACAACTGAATGAGTTGCGGAACCAAACCGATCATCGCTTTGCGCGCGGCCAGTTTGGTGCTGCTCAAAACCTCGAGGACGTACTGACCGTTGTAGATGTCGAGAACGTCGCTGCCCTGATAGGCTTGGCCCTCTTCTTCGGTCAGGATGGCTTCGATCTGTTCCGGCTGAAGCTTGTCCTTGCAGAGTTGCAAGAAGGCTTCGAGGACCGGGATGAAAACCATGTCCGCGTAGTTATCGATGAAATACTGCATCCGGGTCTCAACGCCGGACGTGTACTCTTGCGAGCCCGCGGCCGTGCGGAGAGCCTGATTCGGCAGGTTGCCGCCGGTGTTCGCGCCCACGCGCCGGTTAGCGCGCTGCTCCGAACTTGAAATTGCTCCGAGGGCTTCTGCGGAGACGCTGATTTGATTCAGCGGCGTAAGCTCGCCGGAATCGTTCACCACGCGGCCCGGGGCAGAGTTGATGTTCTGCGACTGCGCCCCGATACCGTTCTTGCGGTGGTACATCGGGTTCAGCGCGAGGCTGAGTGCGTCGATCCATGCGTTTACGACGCCGGTCTGGAAGCGCTGTTCGCCTTCGAGCAGTTTGCCGATGCCGAAGCAGTACCACGAGCCGATTACGTCGATGAAGCCGCACGAGTTGAAGTTGACGCGGCCGAACTCGTTCTCTTCGTTGCGGATTACGATCTTCCGCTGGAGAACGGTGATGACTCGGTCATTGGAGGTCCACTCGAGAATCTCGAGAGGCTGCTCCATCGGGTCCGCACTCGCGGGTTTGTCCTCGCGCTCGGCCTGATAGGTCCGATAGGTGTCACCCTTCGTGCTGCCGATGGTGTCGTCAGTTGGTTCCGACGTGCCCTCGGCGAGAATGGCCGCTAACTCTACGCGAGTCGGGACGTTCTTGTAAGTCGGGTCGTCACGCAGTGAGTCGAGATCGTTCGCGCTGATGAAACTCTGATGGATTACCGCGCGCCCGTTGCGAATGTCGTGGTTGCGAAGCGAGGAGTCCACCAGTAGGTGGCGCAGTTCGACGAACTCGAACGACGGAATCGAAAGATCCTTTTTCTCAGGATGCTTCGTTACTTTTCCGTCTTCCTTAACGTACTTCGCTACTTCGTGAGTGCCGGTCTGCCAGCCCCACTTCCCTACGCCCTGACCAAACTCCAAGATCGATTTCAGAATCTTGCGGAACTCTTCTTTCGCGCCCGCCTGCTTGAGCGCCCACTGAAGAATCTTTGCAGCAGCGCGAGCGGCCTCCGGCTTCGTCTTTCCGACGGCCTTGAGGCTGAACGGCTGGGCGTCGCTGAAGAACGCCATGTGGACCTGAGAGATGATGTTCTCGATGGCCTCGAGGATCAGAGGCATGCCGAGATGCGCGCGAGGCTTGTCGCTGTTGGGCCAGTTCTGCGGCGTAACGTACGCGCGGAACAAGTCTTCGATGCGATTCCACTCTTGCGGCAGTGATTTCGAGTCGATGTACGCTTCGAAGACCGCTGCGTCCTGAACGACCAGTTTCAACGCATGAAGGTCTTCAATCGCCTCGTCTCGAGCGACCTCGGCTTCTGTCCGAGTGATGGGCTCGTACGCTCGGCCCTCGTTGATCGCCTGTTTTAATTGCTCTAAGCCCATCGTTCGTCTCTTTCAGTTCGTTAGCAGGAGAATCCGTCGCCCATCAGTGGGCCATCGGTTTTCTGCGGGAATAGGAGGTGCTCGCCGCGGCGTCCGTCGCCGGTTACGAACCACGGAAGGCGGGGAGCAGCGAGGGGCGTGCCGGCCGATTCTTGGAAGTAATCGACGAGCATCGCGACGGCATCGGGCCTGTCGTCGTGACGGCCTTTCGGGAACTGTGTGAATTGCTCAACGAGCAGTTCGAAGTCCGAGATACCAGCAGTGAAGAAGAGCCGGTCCTGTTTCAGCCATTTCTCAACGGCTGCGATGCGAATGTACTTTGCGTCTTTCTGCTGCGAATATTTGCGGAGTTGAAGAGGAAGGTGGATTCCCTTCTCCGCGGCGGTTGCTTTCGCGTACGCCATGAAATATTCGGCCGAGGGCGTCTGCTCAACCCAAATGACTTGGGGCAGATGCTTGAGAGCCATCTGAATCAGAACGACAACAAGTTGGAACGGCGAGAAGGTCGAACCTACGACGTCCGTTACCCAAATCTTGCTATTGCCCATCTTGCCCGCGGCGATGACGCTGTGGTCCGCGTCCGCGCGCTTGCTCGATGCGAGGTCCAGAGTGAATACCGTCGGAGATTCCTTGGGGAACTCCGGGTCTTTCGAGGACTTCACTTTGCTCAGTAGCAGGGACTCAGGGAAGAGATGCTGCTTCGCAGTGATGATCTTGTTGAGATACTGCGCTGCAAAGGTCTCGGGATCGTCACGCTGTATTTGCGCCAGAAGGTCTGCCGTGAAGCCAATCTTTCGGCCATCCGGCGTGACACGTTCGGGAAAGAGAAGACCAGTAGGGCCATCAAAGCAGCCCTTAATGGAGACAGTCCACTCGCCTTGATTGCGGCGAATGATACGTCCGTAAATGTCGGCATGGTGGTATCGGGTTCCGGTGACAATCGTGTAGCATCCCGGGTCGAGCAGGGGGATGAAGTGAGTGAACTCGTTCTCGAGCTTGTCGAGGAGTTCGATATTGCGGAAGTTCTGCGCGTTGACCAAGTCATCGCCGAACAGGAAGTCGTAGTGCTGGCCGGTTGAAATCGCTTTCGGAGAGGCGACGGTGACCGTGCCTTCCTTGAGGTGCTTACGCACACGAGCGAGGACCGTGAACTCTGAGACGTCGTTGGTGCGCTCGTCGTCCGGCGCAAACTGCGGGAACAACTCGAGCAGTCGCGACTTGGGGTTGGTGCCGTTGAAGTGAGATTTCACTTCGCGCAGCCAGATCTTCGTCAGCTTCAGGTTTCCCTGCATGAGCAGGATGCGAACGTCCGGGTCGTTCAGGATGATCTGAACGATGAGAACGATCACGCCCGAGGTCTTGAAGTGACCGCGGGACCAGAGAAGCAGGATGTTTTTGATCGCGCTCCAGTCGCGGATCGGTTGGCCCTCTTGCGGGGCCGGGAAAGCTTTGAAGAACGCCTCGTGGACGTCCTTCGTGTTCTGGAAGTCGTAGCCGAGAATCTCCGACAGGTAGAACGGGTCTGTCTTACATTTCTGTCGGGCTTCTGCTTTCGTCATTGAAATTCTTCTTCACTGTCGTCAGCACTCACCGGCGTTTCGGGGCCGGTTGGGGGAGCCTCTTGGGGCTTTGTGTTGTAGCCCATGACGGTGCTGACCATCTGCGCCCACTTGTGCGCTTCGTTTCCGTCACGCGCGCTTTGGAATCGTTCCCACGCTGACGCGGCCAGCTCTTCGCGCGATGGAATCTTGCGAAGCACGTTGACGCCGAAGTATTCGTCGAGCAGGTACTTCACCTTGGGTTTGCGGAGCGACGAGTTCGCCATGGAATCGGCGCTCGCGTCGTCTTTGCAGTTCCACGCGACGTGTGCAGCCGCGCGCTTCTCGTTACCGTTCTCCAATAGTTCAGCGACGAACTTCTTGTCGCCGTCGGAGAGCGCGAGGAACACGGGATGTGTGAGAACGTCTTTTTTTGTCATCAGGAAATTGGCAGACCGGGAAGGACTCGAACCTTCGTCGCACGGTTTTGGAGACCGGCATCGTTGCCGCTAGACCACCGGAATGTTTGGAGCGGACAGCGCGAGTCGAACACGCGTCTCCGGTTTGGAAGACCGGGGCACAGCCGCTATACCATGCCCGCTTTTCGAATCATTCGCCGCCGAACATGTAGGCCAGCAGCACCAATACATACGGAGTCGCAAGACCGAGGACGAAACCGAGAGCGATAAGGCCGAATGTGTGCATTACTGACGCTCGACGTACTGCGCGGTGACGCGGTACGAGCCGCCGTTGACCGACGGAGTCATGCTCCACGCGAGGTTCGGCTTCGACTGCTGCAACGGCACGTCGGCGAAGTTCAGGAAGATCGGATACGACGGGGCGAGGGCGGCGTTCGGGAAGTCCAGAGACAGAACCGTTTTGTTGCCATCGCTGATGGTGAGAACCGATGCAGCGGCGTTCTGCGTGGTGATGGTCAGCGACACGAGGTCACGATAGACCTTGCTATCATTCGAGGCCGGGAGGATCGTGGTTGCGCCGGTGCCGTTGACGGCAGTCTGTACTACGGGAGCCGGTTGAAGAGTTGCGGACATGTTAGTCGCCTTCCTTTGGATCAAATTCGTTGCAGCATCCTTCGGGTTCAACCGGCGCGAAGCCGTTCTTTGATCCGAGGTCTTTCTTTACTGAGGCGTCGTCACAACCTTTTTTCGGCGTGAAGTGCTCGCAGTTCTCGCACTTGAATGGCCCGTTCTCGGGCGGCATGTATCCGACGATTGGAGTTCCCTCGTCACCGTCAGGCTCACCGAGTTTTACAAACGAGTCGGGCTTCTTCATTACTGCTCCTTGTGCGCGTACCATGCGCGCATGTCTTCGGGGCCGACAGCGTGCATGGTCACGGTGTTTTTCTTGAGTAGGCTCGGATCGAAACCGTTCGGGAAGAACCAGTGGTTTGCGAATCCCGGCCGGTGGCCGATGAGCATGGTCGGGTAGAAGTCTTGCTGTGACAGAATCTGCCACACGCTAACATCTTCAGCCCAATGCCCGGGGTCTTTCATCGCAGCGACGAACGGAAGAGCGCGCCGGGACATGATGTATCCGCAGCCGCCGCTCATTGAGTTGCCGTTCATGTAACCGCCGTACTCAGGCCGGTGCTTGAGAATCTCGGCGACCAGTCGGTCAACATAGACCGCGGTGTCGTCGTCGCACTTGAAAACGTAATCGAAGTCGTGATCGATCGCGTACTGTGCGATGGCCTTCATCTTTAGGGAGAGACCAACGTAATCATCGGGCGCGTCGAGAACGACCTCATCAGCCTTCGGATTGCAAGAAGGCGGGGCGGGTGTTCCGTAGAAGAACTTGGCTTCGACCCCTGAATGATTTGCCACGTCCTTCCACCACGTTTCACGAATCGCATCGATGCGACTGTCTGTGCCGCTGATGTGAACGCCGGGACGTGGCTCATTGACTGTGCCTGACTCGAAGTCGCCGTAGCTGGTTTTCCAGCAGACAGGGACCGCGATAAGAATCTTTGGGGGTTTCGCGAGCGGGGTTACCGCGCGCGAGCGGCCTTCGCCGAGGTGCTCAACGTGAGGCTCGTCGTCTGCCCACGCGATGTTGTAGCCGATGTCGAGGTACTTCTTTGAGATCAGCTTCTCGTGGTCGCAGCTTCCGAGGGAGTAGCTGACGTGCTTTCCGTAGGAGCCGCCGATGCGCTGGTAGTCGCCTTTGCGACGCAGGCCGGGATTCCAACTCAGCCCGCCCCAATACTCGCCCCAATAGGGCTGCGCGATCTTGAACGGGAAGCGCGGGTCCAGATGATACGGGTGGCACCACTCGTCGCCGCGTAGGCTGACAGTGGAGATGCCGGGGTACGCTTCAAGAATCTCGAAGCTGCGCTTGATGAAGCCCGGGCGCACGAACTTCCAATCGTCTTCGCAGTGGAAGATCCATGGAGTCTCGACGTGGCTGTACGCTTCGTCGATGGAGAACAGTTGACCGATGCGCTTGCCGTTCGGAATCCAGAGGACGCCGCCGAGCGCTGCGCGCATGCCGTCGATCCATGCAGGCATCGGCTTCGCGCTGTCTTCGATGATGATGGTTCGCGCGGGCTTCTCGTCGGCCATCTCGATGAAAGACTCGAGAGTCTCGCGCAGGAGGTCGTGCCGGTCACAGGATGTAACGACGAGAGTGTAAGGACTCATAGGAGGGCGCGGTAGGAACGGAACTGACAGAGGCGAACGATTTCTTCGTCGAATGCTTTGCCGTGTGACTTCAGCTTTCGACCAGAGGCCCACAGTTTGATGTGGACCATCTCGTGAATCAGGGTGAGGCGAGCCCAACCTTGTCTGCCGCCTTTCCAGAGCGTCCGACAGTGGGGGTTGATGCGGATACCGAAGACGTCTTCGATCTGGTAAGTCTCGCCGTGAGCGGCACAGGCTTCCCAAACGAGTTGGACTTCGTCCGGTAGTTCGCCGCCGAAGAACTCAGCGTTGTACTTGTTGTACCAACGCTTGAGCAGCGAATCGGAATACACGGGCTAGTCCTTGTCTTTGAACTTCTCCACGGTGCGCGCCACGGTGTAGCCGAGGAATGCGTCGCGGAACAGTTCGGTGTAATCCTTCAGGTCGAGGGGCTGCATGTTGCCGCCGCCGAGGTGGTTCAACATCGGGAGGATCAGGTTCAGCGCGATGCAGGTCGTGATGACGTACAGGAAGTACGGCCGTGCGCGCCGGACGAACGTGTCGGTGCTCGACGTCTCGGTGCGAATGTTCTGACCGGCGATGTCGTTCAGGCGAACCTCGAGGTCAGCGTCAGCCTTTACGGCTTCAGCTTGGAGGTCGGCGAGATGCGTCTCGTACTCGATCTTCTTCGTGGGATCGAGGTGGACAGCATCGATGATGTCCTTGATGCCGCCGCTGGTGAGTAGTCCGATGAGTTTCTGGAACATTACTGCACGAGCCTTTTCACTTCATCTTTCACTTCGTTCACCGCTTTCGCCTCGAGAGCGCTGAGGCGCTGGTGCATGTGCTGGAAGTTGTTCTGCGCGATCTGGGCGAGGGCGGCGACGTGCTGTTTCGCGAGTCGGCCTTCGTTGATGATCCAGCTACCGGACAGAACGCCGAGGGCGAACCCAAGGGTGATTGCGAACGTGACTAACAGGAAAATGAGTTGCGGGGTCATGCTTTCTCCTCGTTGATGATCGTTACTTCAGAAGGTTCGCGAATTTCCCACTTGGGGTCATCCGGTGTGTGGCCCTCAGCCGGTACGGCGAGCTTGGCCCACAGCATCGCGAGAGCGACGCGGCTGTTCAGCACTTCGTCGGTGGCGCGATTGGTTCCTACAAGAATGCAGCCTTCGGTGTCGGCGTCGGTGTTGCCGGAGTGGATGCGAATGCCGCCGAACCCGGGAACGTCGAGCAGGTGGAACATCCAGCGCTTGAACCGGACGGACCAATCGATCACCAGCTTGTAGGTGCCGACGGGTATCGCGGTCTTCCCTGCTACCTTCCACTCGCTCACCGGCGCGCCGGGGATCTCCCGGTTCTTGTCCTCAAGCGTGAAGCAGAAGAACTGACCGTCGATGGTCAGCTTGCCGATGCTTGAGTTGTCGGTGAATACGAGTCGCCGGATTTCGATGTTCACTTCTTACGATCCTTCAGGCGAGCGACGCCGTGCTCGAGCAGGTTCTTCTTGCGTGAGTTCTTGCTGATGCCGAAGCTGTCACGCGATTCCCCGCGCTTCGTGCTCGGCACGCAGTTCATGAGACCGGCGATGGTGGAGATCTGATTGAACATAAATTTGTGGGGGCTTTGGCTCACGCACTAGGTGCCCCCTGTACCTCTCTGGTGGTGTTCATCAGAGACTGGTGGACCGGCAGGGACTTGAACCCTGAACCTCCGAGGTGCAAGCTCGGCGCTCTCCATTGGAGCTACAGGCCCAAATATTTACTGGTCCTTCTCGTCGAGCGGAAGGACTTTGACTTCGTACGTCTTGCCGTCGCGCTGACACAGCGACGTGGTCTCGCGCGTCTTAACGTCAACCGCTACGAGCGAGCAGACTTGGTGAGTCGGCGTCGTGATGGCGTGCTTCTTTGCAGCGCAGCCGGTCAGAAACAAGAGCGCGATGGCGAGAGTCGTTCGCATGTTCAGAACTTTCCAGCGAGCCACGCGCCGCCGGCGGCGAGCCGCGCGAGCACGTTCGTTCGCATGTAGTCACTCTGCGTATTCAAGAACGCGAGGAGCGCTTGGTATTCGGTATCGAGCAGGGCGTGCTTGCGTCGATTGCAGGACGTGCAGATCGGGTAGTTGTTCGTCAGCGTCCAAGTGCCGCCGCGTGCAAGCGGCGTGGTGTGGTCTACCTGAAACCCCTTGGGGGTCAGGCGCACCGAGCAGAAGTAACAGGGCTGCTCGATCAGTGGAACCATGTACGCCAGAAACTCATCGACGCTGTACGGGACGACGTCACCGTACTTCTTTGCCCTTGTCTTCTGGCTCGAGTAGATCGCGCGGAGGCGCTTGCGAGTTCTTTCGAGCAGGGCTGGCGTCATAGGTGGAGGAGATAGCGGGGGAGACTGGCGGGACCGGGGAGGCGGTGGTCTCCCCCGCTAGGGGCGGTTTTACTTTTGACTTCTCAGCGCTCAGTTGTAAGTGTCTCGCGCGAAAGGCCGAAAACCGCGAAAAGGCCAAAGATCGAAGAGCCCTACGAGGCGAGGACTCTTTGATTGACCGTGCGTGAGTGCGTTTGCATGCGGCACGCACAGGGCGTCAATCGTTTCACTTCACGAACAGTTGAAGTATCTCGACGATGGTGGTGCAGATCAGGTAGGCGAGGATGACCGTCACTACCGGATGACTTCCCATGAACTTGAACATTAGGCGGCGTCCTCGATCATGCGGACTGCGTTGTCCCACGAGCCGTTCCAACCTTGGTCGGCGGGCACCCTGCGTTGTTCGCGGGTGCCGTGGTTGCCGATGGTTGGTTTGTGGAAACGCTGATGGCTACCAGCCAGCGACGGGTTGATCTCGTTCGTGTCGCAGTAGAAGTGTTCGAAGTCGCGCGTGTTCGTGTTGCCGACGCGCGCGCTGAACGCTAGGTAGCTGTCGAAAGCCCGTTGATCGTGTGAGGTCTGGAACCCTTGCATGAGTAGAAGTATCCCACTATCTCGTGATTTAGTCAAGGGTTTGAGCGACGTAATTTAAACGTGTGGAAAAGCCGCGCCAAACATGGGTCGAATGTGATCCTGCGTTTTCGGCTATGCAGGGTGCAGGGGCGGGAGGGGCTGGGGGGAGCCCGCCCCCGGCTCCCCGAAATCCGAAAGCATGCTCTAAGCCGCTGAAAACAGAGGAGTTATGCCGATCTCTTGCTTTTAAGAACAGTCGTTGGCTATCGGGCCCGGGCAGGTCTCGGGTACCCGGGCCCGCGTCATTCGGGCCGATGGCTACAGTATAGCTACAGATTCCCTCTAAGTCGTTGATTCTTTAGGTGATTACCTTGGATTAAATATCCGATGCAGTTCCTGCCTGTGGAAAACTAGTGCCGCATTTTGTCATGTAACTTTATCACGTTTGTTTTGTGCGTGATACAGGTGACAATCTTTGTCGTTGACGAGACTAAGTCACGTCACTAGATTACATGCATGGCACACACAAACCGCAAACCTGCAAACTATCGGTCTCTGCTCACAGTGGAGAACGCGAAAACAATCAAGGGCGAATCACTTGGATATCTGACGGGTATCCTGTACCTCGCACCTGCTAACGAATCGGGCGTGATGAACACCTGCCCGATGGCAACGGCAGGCTGTAAAGCAGACTGCCTCTTCACTGCTGGCCGCGGCCGGTTCGATTCAGTTCGGAATGCGCGCATAGCGAAAACCCTCTTCTACGTTAACAGCCGCGAAGCTTTCATTGAATCGCTTCGCTTCGATATCGCCAAGCTTGCGCGCGATGCTGCAAAGCAAGGTCTGCTGCCCGCCGTGCGTATCAATGGCACGTCTGATATCGCCAAGCTTGCGATGCAGATGGCCGCTGAGTTTCCCACTGTCCAGTTCTATGACTACACGAAACTCCCCAAGGCATGGCTACGCACTGCCTACAACTATTCGCTGACGTTCTCTCACAGTGGCGAAAACCTAGATGACTGCTTGGAAGCTTTGCGCCACTGCATAAACGTGGCAGTGGTTTTTGACACGCGTCGCGCGCAGGAACTACCCAAGCAGTGGCATGGATTCGAAGTTATAGACGGCGATGCTCACGACTTGCGGTTTCTGGATTCGCGCGGCGTCGTTGTCGGATTGCGCGCTAAGGGCGATGCGAAAAAAGACACCACTAGCGGTTTCGTGGTCTCAGTCGCTTCGCTGGTAGCTGCCCGGGCCTAGGTCGAAACGCGCGCCTAGAGATCGACGGGCGTGCGTCTAGCCGTTATGCGGCTACTGAGGAGACCACATGCAGAAGAACGACGTACAGGAACGGGAATTAAAGCGGGCCATAGCCAAGGCAGTTAGGACAGGCGAATCCCGAATCAATGCGGCACTGGCCCGCTACTACCTACTGACGCGCTACGGCGTGCAGATGGATGAGCACGAAGAGGGCGTGAGCCTGATGCAGCGGTATCACGACGGATATTTCACTGACGTGCAGTTTGGGGATATCGACTGGCCGAACGCCACGGAAAACTTTGCGGAATCAATCGACAGTTTCATCGGGCGTCGGCGTGCGTGGCGCTTCTGGAGTAACTAGGTCGAAACATGGCGTGCGCGCGCCATGTCTGCGGGTTAGGCCCGCACTGAGGAGACCACCATGGCATTCGATAGACCGAAGTTTGTACTGACCACCACTGACAACCAATGCTGCGAATACGGCGTGGAGTTTTTCGCTTCGAAGCTTGACGCTGCGCGATGGGCCGCGACTGATGCAGGCGTCGAGTTTACCGGCACCACTGAGGCTGAGGCTGAGGAGTTCATCGAGACGGAACTGTGGGAACACAGCGACAACGACGGAGACACCGAGTACCGATTGTTCGACGTACCCGAGCGTGTGTGACAGGTCGAAACGTGGCGTGCGTGCGCGCTGCGTCTGCTGGTATCGCCAGCACTGAGGAGACCACATGAAAAAGCTTTACGAAATTTTTGTGCAGGACTACGGGACGGGAGACGAGCAGACGAACAGCGTCTACCTCACCGAGACCGAAGTAGAAGAAGTGCGGCGTGCGCTCGAGAAGGCGAAGTGTGGTGATGAGCCTGTCGTTGCAGACTTCACCATCCTTGCCATCAGTGACAACACGGACATCTCTGACTTACGCGAAGCGCTTGAGGGCTTTCTGGACGTGGACATTTTCGCCTAGGTCGAAACCGTGGCGGCGTGTGCCCGCCATGGTCTAGCGGTTAGGCCGCTACTGAGGAGACCAAATGACAGCCGAAGATCGAGAGATTACCAAGGGCACCCACAGCCTTTCGGAATTGTGGGAACTGGCGTGCGCGTGGGACCACATCGCGCCTGACAGCAAGTTCGTGGTCTGGAGTCCGCGCAATCCGTGGGCGAAGAAACACAACTTCGCTATGGGTTGCTTTTTGAAGTCGCGCGACGTGCGGGCGTGCGGGGATTTATTTGAGGGGGTGCAGCAGTGAAGTTTTTGTACATGGTTCTCGTGAAGTGGAACGGCCAATGGACGGTGCTTGGACGGAACCAAGCCATGAAGATGTTGCTTTCAAAGGAGGCAGTGTAAATGCAAAAGCTAGTGATCGAAATCGTAGTGAAGCAGGAACCGGCCGTTCAGGAGCCGGTGCGTGAAGTGCCTAAGCGTGAAGTGCGCCTGATGCAAGGCGCGCATTACGTCCACATCGTTCATCGTGGTTACACCCTATGCAACCGTTACCGTCCAGCCGTTGCCTTGCGAGAGACGACACAGTCGGTGGCGACGTGCAAGGGCTGCATCGTGGGAGCGGTCAAGGAGATTATCAAATGGCGACGAAGCTAGAGGGCGAGCAGAAGCTTCGCCGGTTGGTGAAGGTCTACGGTCTGGGGGAAGTTGAAGTCAGCTTCTCCCAGATCGACGGGATTGAGATGCGGGTGCCAGGAACACGCACCTACATCTCGCTCCCATGGCAGCGTGCAATCGAACAGAGTCTGACCCCGGCGTCCGTGAAGAGCTATCACATGGGCAAGCCGGTGGAGTTGCTGAAGGCGATGCTCGAGAAGCGCAGCAAGCGAGAGGAGGGAATATGAACGCTAAACGCATCGTAGCCGCAGCCATTTACTACCCACCGATTATCGTCGGCATTATCTTGGTGGGTGTGCCGCTGCTGTTGGTCGCGCCCATCGCGCTACCGGTCATGGGACTGGAGAAACTGTGGGATTGGGCCAAGCAGGAGGTCCAATGAACCTCGCTGATCTCGGCAACGGGTTGTTCGAACTGTTGGGCTCTGCCCTGCTGTGGCTCAACGTGCGTGCGCTCTACAGGGCGAAGCGATTCAGCGGCGTCGCCATCGCGCCTACTGCGTTCTTCTTCGCGTGGGGGTTGTGGAACTTGTTCTACTACCCGCATCTCGGACAGTGGCTGTCGTTCACCGGCGGTTGCTCCATCGTGATCGCGAACGGTGTGTGGTGCGGGCAGATGGTTTACTACAGGAAGGAGTGACGTGCGCGCGAATCAAATAATGAAAGCCTCGAGTAGCCGCTCGAGGCTTTTTTATGCGCGCTTGCGGTCCTTGTTGCCGTGGGCTTTGATCGCTGAGGGTTTGTAGGTGACGCGTACGAACCACTGGCCCGGGTTCGACGTCTCGTACTTGATGACCTCGTAGTCTTTGTCGAGTCCGCTTTCTTGCAGGAGCTTCCGTAGCCGGTCAGAGACCGTGCGCCACGGAGACTTCATGCCTAACTCTTTGCAGTCGGCTTTGTCGAAGAGGATCCCGATCTGTTGCTCGGGCTCCATCTTCTGGTTGAGGATTATCGCTTTCAACTTCAGATAGGGCTCGAAGTCGTCCAGCGGTGTCTCTTTGGGTTTCCGCTTCCGTTCTGGAAGATTGGTGTCGAGCAGTTTCATGGGGAGGATCTTCCTTTCTTGCGCCGATTAGTATGGGACCGGCGCGTGTCCAAAGTCAAGTAATATTTTGACGTAACTCTGTCCCGCTCGGTTGCCCCTGTCCCTTGTCTCGCGCATAAGAGACCGGCCGCACCCCCGAGATTCTAAGAGGGGGTGCAGGTCTCTATGTCTGTCCCATTTTCTTAGGGGGGATATAAAGGGGGGAGCCAGTGGGACAGATTGAAAACAAAAGACTTACACTGTTAGAAACCCCCTGTTTTTGACCCCTCCGATCCCCGCGCGCCCCTCATTCTAAAGGACTTCCAGCTTGTCTCACCCTAACGTGGGACACTCGCGGGACAAAGTCACGCAGACCCTTGACACCGTAAAATCCCGTGTTAAAGTCACATCATGAGTTTCAAAGATATCGCTATACCCTTAGCCGCCCGGGGAATCCCGGTAGTGCCGGTAGAGGCAGGTGCGAAGCGTAGCCGACTGAACGGCTGGCCCACCCTTGCCACCATAGATGTCCAACAGATTGTAGCTTGGGACCAAGTAGACCCCGCGGCGAACGTGGGATGCGTCGCGAAGAACTCCATGGACGGTATCGCAATCATTGACTGCGATATCCCCGGCATCCCTGATCTCATCGAGAGCGCAACCGGCCAGAAGCTGCCGAACACGTTCACGGTCCTATCTGCCGCGCGCCGGTGCCCACATCTTTATTACACGCACACGGAGAAGTCGCGCGCCCTCGGCAACCGTTCCCTGCCCGGGAAGTTTGACTTCAAGGCCAACAACTCGTACGTCGTTGGCCCCGGCTCCGTCCTCTCTACCGACGGTGGCCCGCGATCCTACGACGTCGCCAACGATGCGCCCATCGCGCCGATGCCGGACTGGCTCTGCGATTGGATTGCCGGTGTCACCGAAGCGGCGAAGAACATCGAGTCGCGTGACCGGCGCAGCGTCGCTGAGAACTTCGACATGGGTGCGTTCCTCGCGCACTACGGTCTCGGCTACACGACGAAAGGCCCGTGGTTCATCACGGACGTTTGTCCCATCGCCGGACGCAAGCACGAGCAGTCATCCACCACCGGCTTCTACTACGACGGCCTGAGCCTCGGGTTCAAATGCTTCGCCTCTTCTTGCCCGGGCTCCACGATGAGCGTCGGCGAAGTCATCAAGCACCTGAACAAGAGCGACGGCACCGTTGTCGTGGCCCCGTACACCGGCGAGATATGGCCGAAGCACGAACCAGCGATCGATCCTGAGGTTGCCGGTGCGGACTGGTTCGAACCTCTATCTTCGTTCCGCGCGCGCCCCATCGCACCGCGCAAGAAACTTCTCCGTGACTTCGCAACGTCAGCCACGGTCCTCTACAGCGAGAGCGTCAATCAGGTGTTCGCGCAGCGCGGACTCGGCAAGTCGCTGTTCACCCTCGGCCTTATCAACTGCCTCGCGAACGGCGGGAAGTTCCTGCGGTACGAGAGCGAAGGCGGGATGAAGGTTCTGCACTGCGACGGCGAGCTTCCTGAGTCGCTGTTGCAGAAGCGCATGGACTCGCAGATATCGAACCCCGAGCGGATCGTTCTGATGCATGCGGGCTCGCTGCCCAATCAGTCGTTCCCGAAACTGTCCGAACCTCAGTGGCAGTCGGAGTTCATCAAGCGAATCGAAGTGCTACAGCCGGACGTCATTGTGTTCGACACACTGACCGCCTGCTTCCGCTTCGACACGAACGACAACAAGCTTTGGGATGCGGTGAACCAGTTCTACATCACCCTGCGTCGCAAGGGCTATTGCGTAATCGTCATCCATCACGCCGGTAAGAACGGTACGCAGCGCGGCATCACCAACGGCGACGACAACCTCGATCTCTCGATCAAGTTGAACGCCGCTTCCGGTTGGGCTCCCGGCGACGGCTGCAAATTCAACCTCACCTACGAGAAGGTCCGCGAAGGCGACGGGAAGCTCGTCGAGTTCAGCGCACTCCTCGACGAGCAGGGCAAGTGGGTTATCGCCGACCCCGCGGAAGACCCCGAATACAAGGAAGTGATCGACCTCTACATGCAAGGCAAGACCGTTCGCGACATCGAGCGCGCCACTTCGATCAGCCGCAGCAGCGTCGCGCGCTGGATTAAGAAGGCCATCGACAGCGGAATGGTCGAGGCCCGCACCGCAACTTTCGGAAGCAAAAAGAAAAAGGGAAAGGGAGAATAATGAGCGCCACCACCGCACCATCACACACACCAAACTTCGACCACGCTGGCTACATGCGAGCAGTGGTCATCACCGACAACCTGCGTCAGAACGTGAAGAACTGCGTTCGCGCTCTGCGGAAGATGGAGTTCGATGCCATCGCATTCCGCGGAATGAGCGGAGCACTGCTGGCACCGGCAGTTGCGCTCTCCATGAAAAAGAATCTGCTCATGGTTCGCAAGCCTGCGGACGACAGCCACAGCATGATGATGGTCGAAGGTGACAAGGCGGCTCGCCGTTACGTCATCATCGACGACCTCATCTCCACCGGCGCAACCGTTCGCACAATTTTCAAAGAGATCAGAGAGTTCGCTCCGCAGGCCGAGTGCATCGGCTGTCTCGAAGCGCACTACCTCTTCATCGATGCGGAAGAGAACTTCGGCAAAGCGAAGGGTGACCACTTCGCCACGCGCTGGCTCGACAAAGCGCGCGAGATGTACCCGCCGCCGGTGGTCAAGGTGCCGTTAGTCATCCAGCAATACACGGACTTCTACAAGACACCCATGATGCTGCTGCCCGCTTCCGAAGGGAGCTTCTAATGGCGAGCCGATTCAAAAACATTCGCGTGAAAGATCTTCTCGCGGTACCCGAGCGCAGGACGCTCAAGACCCTGTACGAAGTCACGCACCACCGTGGCTGGTCCAGCGCGCCGGTCACTCGGCTCGTCGTGGCGACTGACGAGATCGAACTACTCAAGGTTCTCAAAGAGCAATTCGAGATGACCACTCTCGTATCCATCAACGTCAAGCAAACGAATATCTGGAGCTAACTGATGCCCATCCTTGAAATCAACACGAACTGCATGTGGGAATGCCGAGATTGTGGTTCCGATCTCGGCAGCAGCACTGTCGAAGCGATGAAGCACGTCTGTGAACCGCGGCCCGCGGAAGCAGTGGAAGTCTGCGGCGTCAAGATCATGGGGAACATGGTCTGGTTCATGGACTCCGACGAAGCTCCGCGCCAAGTCTCGAGTCTCGAGCGCAAGCTGATCGAAGCGCTCACCGCAGCCCGCACGGACGGGATGAGAGAGCAGGCCGCGCTGGACCGCAAGCTGGTCGAAAGCGAGTACCAGTATCTCCGCGGCTCCATGGACCGTGTCTATCTGACTCGGCGCAACCTGCTCACGCTGCTGTCGAAGCTGGACCGGAACATGCTCAACCCGAACGCGTCCGCTTGCACCATCGTGAAGCGCGACAACGTCCACCCGAAATACCCGCAGACCTCACCCGCGATCTTCGTGACCGCTGTAGAGGACGACGACTACTACTCCAATCGTCGCCCGGGCCCGATGCATCCCGCGGACGAGCTCTCTTCTGATGGGAGGACGCGATGACCACCCCAGCGAAGAAGGCGGCGCAGGAGATAGCGAAGGAAGCAGACACATTGCTTGCGGATTCTCGCCGCAACTCATATTTAGTACGAGAGCAAGCATTGGCGAAACTTCGTCCGCTAGTCGAGGCCATCATCTCCCGCCACTATCAGCCGGTGGTGGGCGGCGTGATTAAGACGATTGAGGACTATGCGTTCGCGTTGCACGAGTCTGAAGATTACGAACTGGCGAAAGTTGTAGCCGCAGCAGCGGAGCGCGTCCGCGCCTTCCTTGATCGGAGAAAAGCATGAGCCATCTGCATCTCGACTTCGAAACGCGCAGCAAAGCGAACATCGACTTCGGCTACGACCTCTACGCCCGGAATGCCGAGGTTCTCATGCTCGCGTGGGCTTTTGATAACGAGCCCGTCAACCTGTGGGTTCCCGTCGAAGGTGACCTGATGCCGCCGGTCCTGTATGACGGTCTGCAAACCTCCAGCGTGCAGAAGGTCGCGTGGAACTCCGCGTTCGAGCGTGCCATCTTCCTGCACTGCCGCGACATTGATATCCCCCGCGAGCAGTGGCTGGACCCGAAGTTCATGGCCCGCTACGCCGGAATGCCCGCGCACCTGAAAGACGTGTCGCGCATCCTCGATCTCGGCGACGACGGTAAGGACAAAGACGGCCGGCGTCTCATCAAACTGTTCACGATTCCGAACAAGAAAGGTGTGTTCAATCAGCCGAAGGACCACCCGGAAGATTGGGAACTGTTCAAAGCGTACGCGAAGCAGGACGTGGTCGCGGAGCGTAGCGCCCTGATCGAATTGTCGAAGGCGTACTCACTCCCGCCGCGCGAGAACAAGATTGCCATGCTCGACTGGAAGATCAACGAGCGTGGCATGCCGGTGGACTTGAAGTTCGTCACGCAGAAGAACATCGAAGTGAACGCGGAGAAGGCCCGCCTCATGGAGAAGTTCAAAGCACACACCGGCCTCGAGAATCCCAACAGCGTCACTCAGCTACTGCCGTGGCTGAACGCGCGCGGCTACAAGTTCAACTCTCTCGGCGAAGCGAAGGTAAGAGCCGCACTGAGCAACGGCTGCACCGCGGAAGTGAAGCGCGCTCTCGAGTTGCGACTCGCTACGTCACGCTCAAGCACGTCGAAGCTCACCGCGGCTCTGGCCCGGACGAGCGCCGACAGCCGCGTGCGCTACTGCTACACCTACTACGGCGCGCACACCGGCCGGTGGAGCGGACAAGGAGTACAGCCGCAGAACCTGCCGCGCAACGTGGTGAGCATTGGAGAAGTCGAAGCCGACATGCGCGCTATCTTCCGCGCGCCCGAGGGCAAGGTGCTCTCGGTCTCCGATCTCTCGCAGATCGAAGTACGAGTGAACGCATGGCTCGCCGGTTGCGAAACACTGCTCGACATCTTCCGTCGCATCGACGAAGGCGAAGAGTGCGACGTCTACAAAGACTTCGCAGCGAACACGATGTATCAGATCCCCTACGACCAAGTCACGAAGCAGATGCGGCAGATCGCGAAGTCTGCGGTCCTCGGCGCTGGATTCGGATGCGGCCCGGGCGACCTGCTCTTCTCGTGCTGCGGCCAGCCGGTAGCGAAGGGACACACTGAGCGTTGCGAGCAGGACGGCGACGAAGTTAAGACCGGCCTGTGGGGTTACGCGCACAACATGGGCATCGACATGTCGAAGGAAGATGCCAAGCAGGCCGTGTACGCGTTCCGCGATGGTTACTACGAGATTCCGCAGTTGTGGAAGAACCTCGAGTACGCCGCGTATCAATGCGTGCTGAATCCCGGCAAGTGGATTGACGGCGGCGACTTGAAGTTCGTCGCGCGCAAAGAGCGCATGGTGATCGAGCTTCCCACCGGACGCCGACTCTACTATCGCAACCCGCGCGTCGTGCAGGGCGAGTGGCCTGATGGACGCCCGAAGCAGATGCTGACCTACGACGGCAAGTACCACCGCGAAGCAACGTACGGCGGCAAGCTCTGCGAGAACGTCGTGCAGGCAATCGCACGCGACGTGATTGCGGAAGGTATGCTGCGCGCCGACGCCCGCGGCCTCGACATCGTCGGACACACGCACGACGAAGTCATCTGCGAAGGCGCGGTCCTCGATCAGTTGAACGAGTGCCTCACCGAACCGATGCCGTGGGCTCCGGGCATTCCGCTCGCTGCCGATGGATACGAAGCGGAGGTCTACAAAAAGTAGGGGGTGCCCTATGCGTAGCTAAAAACGAACCCCACGCCGGTCACTCCGACGTGGGGTTTTTTATTCCCTTATGGATTCTATGAACGCTTCCCGATGTTGGTCCCAAGCCTCAAGGGTTTCCAACATGTACTTCGCGATCATGGCCGTTGTATCAGTGCATTTTGGATCACTAAGAAGAGCCTCGCAGCCACTCCTCACTGCTTGGGAATGCGCTCGCGTGCGCCAATATAACTCCTCTACACCCTTTCGGACGTCAACGTCCGCTGCTTTGGACATGGTTCGGTCATTGGGCCTCCCACCGAATGCGGTTACCAGCTACTCCCGATAGTAACTGATGTCGCACCTCCCGCCGCGGATGCATAAAACACCCCGCTTTTCTGACACAAATAAAATCACACAGACCCTTGACACGGCTAAATAACGTGATAATCTTACGTCACTAACAAACACACATGCAAAACATACAAATCACTCTCTCCGAAGCCGACGTAGAGGAACTGGACGCAGCCATCGCTGAAACCGAACCGGACTCCGTTACCGGCCAGCGCATCAGCCGTCGCCTCTTCGTCACCGAAGCTGTCCAATCCTGCCTCGCCAGCCGTCGCTTGGCGCGGCTCTTCCCGGGTTCTCCAGAGGAAACCGAATAAATGTCCAAGCTCACCCAAGTATACGGTGGAAGGGCGTACATCGAGTTCCACTCAGGTCGCGGCGACAAGCATTACTACGTCGTCTCGATTCCTGAACTCGATCTCTACGACCTCTTCCAGCCAAGCGTAACGGGCGTCTTGTCGATGCAAGACAAGTCCGGCGCGCTGGTGCATTGGGCGACCAACTGCCTGTATGAGTACGCGAAGGCCGCGGTTGCATCACTGCCCGAACCCATCAAACGCGGTGCCATCACCGCCATGCTCACTCGCGCCATGAAGGATTGGCGTCGCGTGAAGGACGAGAAAGCCGACATCGGCTCTGTCGTTCACCGTGTTCTCGAGCAGGAGCTTCTGGCTCGCGCCGGTAAGGCCGACCACCCGAAGTTGCCACTCGTCGCGGACCCCATTCTTGCCCCCGGGCTCGATGAAGAAATGATCGCGCAAGCGAACAACTGCATCAAGGCCGGTTTCCAGTTCTTCGACGAGCACCACATTGAACTGATCGCAACGGAAGCCGTGCGTTGGTCTCCGAAGTATGGATACCTCGGCACCGGCGACCTCGTCGCGATGTACGACGGTGTGCGCGCTTCGCTCGACTACAAGTCCGGCAAACGAATTTACCCCTCAGTGTGGCTCCAACTCGCCGCCTATCAAAAGGCGTGGGAAGAGGAGTTCCCCGAACAACCAATCGAGAAGCGTGTCGCGATCAACGTCGGACGCGACGGCATTCTCTCAACCATGGAGCGTGACAACACAACCATCCAGCAGGACTTCGCGGCGTTCCTCGGACTCCTCCGCATCTGGCGGTGGAACGAAGAGAACAAGGACTACAAACCCAAACCGGCACCACAGATCGTCGGCCCGTTCTACCAAAACGCGTAAATCCAAAACACAAAAAGAGGAGAAAAGGAAATGGCGAGACAAACAGTAGTTGAGACGTTGAAGGCGGCACTGAAGAAGTTCCGCAACGGCAAAGCGTGGACGCAGGGCGCGATGGCGAAAGACAAGAACGGCGAATACACCTCGCCCAAGCGTAAGAACGCGGTGTCGTTCTGCGCTTATGGCGCGGTGGAAGCGGCGGGGGGCCGCAAAAAGCTCGCCCTCGCGTTCTTGGACGCAGCGGCACGGAACAGCGGCAGAGACTGCGCCATCGATTTCAACGACCACGATGGCCGGACCTTCGCTGAGGTCAAAGATCTTTTCAAGAGCGCAATCAAGTCGGCCAAAGCAGCGGCCTAAACCCAAAACACAAACCCAAAAGGAGCTTCAAACAACATGGCTTTTATCGTTGAGCAAAAACCTGCCGGTGAATCGCAGTTCGTCCTGATGGACGAGGGATTCAACAACGCTGTCATCTCCGAAGTCCGCGATCTGGGAATGGTCCCTGTCAACCCGAGCTTCCTCGCAGCGAACCGCGAGAAGGCGAAGAAGGAAGGCAAAGACCCGAACAAGGTCAAGACGCAGGAGCGCAAGTGCCGAATCATCTACAAGGGTGACGGCGAAGCCGAAGCGGCCGAGACCCTCACGGTCTCCCTGCACGACAAGGCGACTCTCGCCAAGCGTGTGAAGTCGCTCACCGGCACGGCCCCGGGCCAGAAGTTCGATCTCGAGACGCTGGTCGGCACGCCGGTCACGGTCCAGATCGAGCACTACGTCAAGCAGAACGGCTATGACGGAGCCAAGGTCGTTGCCGTCGCGCGTCGCAAGGAAGCGAAGGCAGCAGGCAAAGCTGTGGTGAAAGCCACCGCACCTGCCGCCGCTCCGGCCACCAACACGGAGATCACCGACGACGACCTCCCGTTCTAGGCCCAATCCCATCGGGAGAGTCCGCTAGTCACGGCTCTCCCGATTCTTTTTGAAAGGACTCAAATGCCGTGGCTTCGATGCTGTCCGCACTGCAAGAAACAACTGAGCAAAGAACGTCTCTCCGATTTCCTCCGCTGCGTCTGCGGTTGGGTATGGGGAGAACAACCGAAAGCGCCGGAAAGGAACTGAATGGCCTGTAAACACGAAGGCGGTACCGGACCCTGTAAGCGTAGCGCGAAGCGCAACTGTTACGCGCAGCAACGTCAGTACCACGCGGAGCGTCGCGCGACCCCGGAAGGCGGCTACAGATTGCATATCGACAACTGCCGCGCGCGGGGGCTCGAGAACGAACTGACCATGGAGCAATACCAGTGGCTACGCACGCAGCCCTGCGCGTATTGCGACGAACCGGCATCCGGTGTTGACCGCGTGAAGAGCGAGTACGGATACACCCTGCTCAACTCCGTGCCCTGCTGCTGGTCCTGCAATCGCTCCAAGAACAACCTCGACGTGAAGGCTTTCGTCATCGCGATCAACGCGGCTTCGAAGCACTCCCCGTCGTACGAAATTTTCAAGCAGAGATGGATAAAAGTCCGGGAGGAACTGTGCCGCTCTACGAATACGAATGCAACACGTCCGGTTGCGGAGAACGAACTGAACGCATCGTCAGCATCAAGCTTGCCGACAAGCAGCGATGTCTTCGATGCGGACAGCGCTTAACGCTTCAGATCTCTAGGCCCGCGGGATTCCCAGTAGGTAAATACGGAAAAGGTGGAGGACTCAGTGCAAACCAAACGAATCGGGATTGACGTGGATGATGTGCTCGCAGACTTCGTGTCTGCATTCCGCGCGATCTGCAACAAGCTGTACGGTACGCCGCTCGACACGGAGCCGGTGGATTGGGCGTGGTCGAACTTCAACCTCACGAAAGAGCAGTTGGACAAAGCGTGGGAAGTCGTTCGCTCGACCTCGCAGTTTTGGTACCTGCTCCATCCCGTTGACTCTGCCAGCTACTTCAGCATGCAGAGGCTGAGGAACAAAAAGCTGTTCTTCATCACGTCCCGCTTCGATACCCGAGGAGCCAGTGCGGAAGATCAGACCGCAGCGTGGCTCGCTCACAACTACGACCTGATGTACCCAACCGCCATCGTCGGCACGCCGAAAGGCATTACGGCGAAGGCGCTCGGCCTCACTCACTTCGTGGATGACCGGCCCGAGAACTGCTTGGACGTTCTGGCCCACGTTCCCGAATGCCAAGTGTTCATTAAGGACACTTCGCACAACCGCCACTTCAAACACCCGGGGATCTCCCGCGTGACTTCGTTCGACGCTTTCTCACTGCTCGTAGGAGGGCAAAATTGATCGCAAATGAAAACACCAAAAACCCCGGCCTGCCGTCGATTGGTGGTGGCCCAACCCGAGCGACGACGCTCCCGACGGACGCGGCTGGTCGCAAGTCTTTTCCGATTGCTTCCGGTTTTATGGACTACTTCCCGGACGCCATCGCTGCTATCGCTCACCTTTCGTGGAAGGGCAACGAACAGCACAACCCGGGCCAGCCGCTTCATTGGGCGCGCGGCAAGTCAACGGATGAAGCGGACACGCTCATGCGCCACTTCCTCCAGCGCGGCACTCTCGACAGCGACGGCATCCGTCACTCCGTGAAGGTCGCATGGCGCGCTCTCGCTCTCTTGCAGAAAGAGATCGAAGCGGAGCAGAAGGCACCAGCGCCGTTGACGTACACATACACGGGCCCGATTCCGATTGCTCCGGGCTACTACGACAAGCCGGTGAGGTTGTCAACAGCCGTGGACCTTAGCAAGTAACTCAACCACGTTACCTTCGTGCTACGTCGGATGTCAGTTTACGGCGTAGTACGAAGGTACTACTATCGTCGCATTCAAGGGGACACCTCCCCGCTGGACCAATCGCTGTGGCTACGCTGCTGGATGTCACCCCAGTACGCACGGCAATCTGCGAATCCTGTCTGCGACTCACGATCATCGGCGTACCGTGCAGGTGCGCGAGGACCAGACAAGATGTCAAAACCAAACGCAGTTAGCCCCCGCTTACTAGGTACTGAGGCTGCGGCCGTTTATTTAGGCATCTCCCCACGCTCTCTTAGGTCGTTAAACTACGATGGAAAACTGACCGCTATTTTTCCATTTTTTCCGTCGCGTAAGATTATGCTGTTTGATATACTTGACCTCGACGACTGGATATCACGTCAGAAAGGTCTAACAGCATGAAACGCGTCGTTCACACAACACTGGCTTTCCTTGCACTCACCCTCGCGGTGGGGGCTAAGGACAAGCCAGTTTTTTCTTTAACGGCTCACGTTCTTTCAGCCGGGGTGGCCCGGACACACAGCGTCTACCGCCATGGCGCGGGGTCAAACAGCACCGGCGTCTCCCGGCAGCAGTTGACCGAGATTCAGATCGGGAACCTCATCTACTCCTCAGAGAGTCAGTGCAAACTCGTGGACGTCGGCAAAGAATACCCCGCGGCCCTCGACGACAAACACAAGATTCTTCAACTGGACATGGGATATGAGAACAAGATTTGCAGGTACCGCGTGAGCGCGGTGAGGGAGGACAAACAGTGAAAGGCGACGGCACGATCTATAAGCGCGGGAAAGTCTGGTGGATGAAGTTCTACCGAGACGGCCGCGCTTTTTCTATGTCTGCTCAGACCACGGTGAAGGAAGTGGCAAAGAACCGGCTGCGCGACGAAGTCACGAAGGCGCGCGGTTCGCAGTGGCTTGACCCCAAGCAGCGCGCCGTCACCGTCGGCGAACTGATCGACGACCTCATCATCTGGTATCGCACAGTTGGAGGCAAGCCGGTCATGGCGACGGCATGCGAGACCGCATGGAACCTCCACCTGAAATCTCACTTCGGTCACGTTCGCGCGGAAGCACTCGGCACGAACCATCAGCGCGAGTACCGCGAGAAGCGCCTGAGTGAAGATGCAGCACCGGCAACAATCAATCGGGAGATCCAGTACCTCCGCAGAGCGTACAAGATCGCCCTGCGCGCGGAGCCCGCGAAGGTCACCCGGGTACCGCGGTTCGAAATCACCAGCGAGGACAACGCCCGCAAGGTGTTCCTCGACGAAGTCACCATGGACAAGATGCGGACCGCGGCTTCGTCTCTCGGCCTCTGGCAGAGAGTAGCCGTGGAGATTGCATTCACCTACGGATGGCGTCGGAGCGAACTCTTCTTCCTACGCGTGCGCGATGTGAATCTGGTCCAACGGCTTCTCCGGCTCGAGACCTCGAAGAACAAAGAGCCTCGGGAAGTCCCGATCACGGAGAACCTCAGCGTCCTACTGCAAGCGCTCATCGTCGGCATGCAGCCGGACGAGAAGCTGATGCCATGTTCGCCGTCGGGCTTCCGTCACACATGGAACAAGATTTGCGACCTCGCCGGAGTGAAGGCTGGTAAGAAGGATGGTTTCGTTCTTCACGACGCGCGCCGGTCCAGCGCCCGCAACAAGTCTGCTGCCGGGGTGTCATCCCGAGTCATCATGCAGATGCAGGGCTGGAAGTCGGAAGCCATGTTTCGCCGGTACGCAATCGTCGATCAGAGCGACATGAAGCGCGCGCTCGAGATGGAAGCGCAACAGCGCGAAGCCAACAAGCAGAACGAAGCTGTTCCCGAACAGCTACAGTACAGCTACAGTGGGACCGTTTACAAAGCCTAATCGCGTCTAACTCCTTTAGATGTGGCGGGACCGGCAGGAATCGAACCTGCAACCCTCGGATTAGAAAGGAGAGAAAGATCAAGGGGTTGCGAGCTTTATCAACGACTTACGTTACACTTTGCGGCACCCGGAGGCGGGGGTCGGCGGGGTAACAGCTACAGTTTAGGTACAAAAAGAAAAGGCCCACGGATTCGCGTCCGTGGGCCTTTTTGTTTTTCTACTGCGCTGCTGCGAGCTTGCGATAAGCGCGCCGGAAAGCTGCCTGACGAGGGGAACCTTCCGACTGAACTTCTTCGCGGCCATCAGCGTAACGCTTCACGATCTTCTCGTTCGGACCGGCTACAAGGTCCACCGCGTCAACCGTGTTCGCAATCGGCGTTTCCTTACCACTGCGCGTATCGATGCGGACACGCTGCACGCCTTTCGCCTTCTCACTCTTCACGCGGTTCTGAGCTTCAACGGATGCGGAAGATTCGCCGCTCGCGTTGTTCTGCGTCTTCTCCGCGGGCGCTGGTTGGCGTCCGGAGTCGATGCTTACCGTCTTACCGCCGCCACCGTTCCCACCCGCGGGCGGGGGAGACGAGGGAGGAGTGGAGTTGTCGTCGGGTTCAACCGGCTCGAACTCACCGAGGTTCTTCAACGCGCGGTTCAAACGAACTCGCGTCAAAGCGCGCGGTGACACAACACTGTCCGCACCGGGGATCTGTTTGAGGATTCCCGGGGCCGTCGGCTTCAGGTTCTCTTTCGGGAGACGTTCCTGCGCGGCCGAGGGAAGTTCGTTCTTCTCGGTCTGCCGTAAGCCTTCCTTGATTCGCTGCGCGCGGTAGTTGTTGTCGCTACCGGCTTTCTGTAGCTTCGCTGACTCTTGCGCGGTGACCTTCAGTGGCCGGTCACCTTGGTTCAACATCTGCCGGATGTCGTTGGTATCGACTCCGTGTTTGTCGAGCGCATCCAGCGCGCGAACGCCGGTGTCAGCTTTCTGGAAGTGGCCGACGATCTTGCCGGACTCCGTGGGGTCCGCTTTCAGCACCGCGCGTAGAGGCGAGTTCCGGTTGTGGAAGTCGTCCATATACTCGTGGAACTGAGCGCGTGCGTCGTTCAGCTTCTGTAGACCGGCAGCGCCACCCTGCTCGAGAGCAGCTTTGTTCATCTGCGCGTCGATCTTGGCCCGCGCGTCGTACATCTCGGACAGGTTGAAACGCGGAGCCTGTCCAGCAGCTACGCGCTGAGTCTCGTTCGCGATGTCCTTGGAGATGTTGCTGCGCTGTTCCTGCAATTCCCGGAACGTGGTGGTCTCGGCCGGGATAGCCGGGGTAGCTTCAACCCAACCCTTGCCCTGTTCGAAGTGCTCCGGCACAGCAGGCACTTCGGGTTTCAGAACGATGGGCTGTTTGAAGTCCGGGAACGCCGCGCTTGCTTTCGCGTGAGCAGCGGACTCCGCGTCAGCGACCTTTTGATGGATCGCCTTCGCTTTGTCGGGGAACTCTTTCAGTTCCGCGAGCCGAGCGTCGCCGGTGTTCGTGACTTTCTTCGCGAAGTTGTTGGAGTGTTCGTCGAACGCTTCTTTTGCGCCACCGTGCGCTGCGGTAGCGCCGAGGATCGCCTGACCAGTTCCACCCAAGATGTCTCGGGTGTTCTCCGGCGTGAAGCCATTCTTCGATGCGTCAAGACCGCCTTTGACGGCCTGCTTCGCGCCCTGCGCGCCGAACGTGACTCCAGCAGTGGTGCCCACAGCGCGAGCGACTTTGCCGAGCGCGCCCGGGGCTTTCCCGGCCGAACCGGCAGCTAGAGTGCCGATTGCAATCGGGCTGGTAAAACCCGATGCAGTGTCAGCAGTGTCTTGCAGTGCGCCACGAGTGAACTCGCGGATCGCGGCGTGGCCCGGAGTCTCTTCAGGAAACGAGGAGAGAGCTTCGTCCAACTGCGACGGGGTCATGCCGGTGAGCGCACCAACAAAGGTGTCTTTGCTGATGAGCCCTTTGTTCAGCCAGTCCCACGCTTTCGCGAGACGGCCCTTCTGCTCGGGCGTCGCGGGAGCGCCGTCCTGCGCGGGCGGCTGCTGTGCGGCAAGAGCAGACGCTGGAGTCTCGGTGGGTTCACCGTTGTCATCCAGATACTGCTTCGCCGCGGGCTGCGCCGGTGTAGCCGGTGTCGCCGGTGCAGCGGGTTGCGCCTGCTGCACCGGATTGCCGTTGTCGTCGAGGTACTGTTTGTCAGCCATTTATTGACCCACCCATCCGTGTCCGTCCCAAACGCCGGTCTTGCCGTTTGCGAACTTCTTCGTCTCTCCGACCTTGTGAGTCGTGTTGGTGTTGGTGTTGGGAGTGGTGTCGCCGGTGGCGAGCTTGGTGTTCTGCGCGTTGCGGCCAACTCCGGGAACGCCGCGGCCGACGACGGTGACCATGTTGTCGAAGGCGTTCAGCTTCTTGAGTTGCAGTTCCCTGTCGTCCCCTTCAACCGGCAGCGCGTTCTTGATTGCGCGCCGAACAGTTTCCGAACCCTGATTGCCGAGACCAGCAGCGCCACGAATCGACAGAGCGCGCTCTTGCATCTGAGCGAGCCAAGTGAGGTAGCTCTTCTGTCCAGAGGTCAGTTGTTTGTTGGCGAGGCTGGATTGGATGGCGGCACGAATCGACGAGAAGGTCGAATCTTCCTGCACGCCATCGAGCGCGGCACGGATTTGCGCGACGGAAGCGGCGTCGAAGCCTTCGACGGGGATCTTCTTGATTTCCCCGCGAAGAGCGCGCGACGCAGTCTTGATGTCTTCCAACTGCGCGGCCGCGCCAAGCTGCTTCGTTGCGGAAGCAGGAGCGAGACCCTTGTCCCAAGCGACGTACGCCGGGACGTTGACCTCGTTGTTGTTTTCGTCGAGAACGGCGACGTTCTTGTACGACTGGTTCGCGCGTCCGCGAGCTTCCGCTACGCGAATCTGCGACTTCTCTTTGTCGCCAGCGATCTTTACGTCTTCCGAGGCTTGCGACTTCAGAAGGTCGAGAGTGCGCTGACCTTGGTCGTAAACCGCGGAGTCGAACTCGGGCTTGTTCTTGTACGCGTCGAGGTTCGCTTGCAGAACGACGATCTGTTTGCGGAGATCATCGGCCTTCATCGAATCGCCCTTGGCGTCGTGACCGCCGATGCGCGACTCAACCTGCGAAAGCGTTGCAACCTGCTGCGCGGGCTTCAACTGCGAGAAGACGTTCTTGTCCGGGACAGAGAGTCCGAACAGTGGAGCCAACTTCGCGAGACGGGCGTACTTCGTCTGCGTGTCCGTCGGCTTCGGAACGTAAATCATGCTCGGCGTGACAATCGGCCGACCTTGCAGAGAGATTCCCTGCGGGTCGT